CTCTATTTTTGATAGGTTGCACCAAGCTATTAATCGAAGTTTTATTCGAGTTATTCGTGATGCTAAATTAACAGTTGATAGTACATTTCCAGATAATGATAATTTTAGTATTCAAGATTGCGAGCTGTGGGAGTATCGATTAGGATTGATTTCAAATAGTAGTTTGAGTGTTGAAGTAAGACGTCAAGCGATATTGCGAAAAATAGCTTATCCATTAGGAGTAAAAGCACGTCAACATCCTTTGTTTATTGAAAATCAATTGCGATTAGCGGGTTTTGATGTTTACGTTCACGAAAATACAAAGCCTTATAAAACTCCAGCTGATGTTATTGCTTTGAGTATTGGAAATACGCAACACGGTGGCGTTACACAACACGGATTAGGTACGGTTCACGGTTCATTAGGATTTGAGGTTATTGCTAATTTAGACACGCCAAACGAAAGCTTTTCAGTTGGTTCAAATATTTGGGCAACTTTTTTTATTGGTGGCGAAAATTTGGGAGATGTTGCAACCGTTCCGTTTTCCAGATTGCAAGAATTTAAAGAATTGGTTTTGAAATTGAAACCAGCACACTTAGTGGTTTACACGTTTATTAATTACAGTTAAAAATATAAAGAAATGAGAATATTAAGTTCAAATCCAAACGTAGATAATTCCGATATTGCAAATTATCCAGATGGGCGTATTAAAGACAATACGGGAAGTGGCGACGGTACAGGAGTAAATGAGCGAGTTTATGGCGACTTGCATAGTAATATTAGTAAATTGCTTAGATTGTACGGAATAACGCCAAATAATAGCCCAGATAATGAAACTAATGGCTACCAAATTATTGACGGTTTACGGGCGTTATCTACAAAAAACACCATCGTTCAAAATTTAAGTTCCGAAGGTGGAAAATTAAAAGTACCGTTCAAAATTAGCTTTTTACTTGAGGGCGAAACTATGCTTTGTAAAGCATCGGTTAACTTTACAACTGAAACCGAAATAAAAGGCGCAGATGTTACTGTTTATGGTTTAACGGTTGTCTCTACTTTCAATAGTGGCGACTATGTCCAATTTATTAAAACAGCTTCGGGAGTTGAATTGCGTAGAGTTGCTGATCAATCTAATTTAGATGCTATTGTAGGTGCTTTGAATTATTTAAAAGCAGCAACGCAAAGTCAAGAAAATTCAGGAACGGCAAATAACGTAGCCACCACACCATTAACCAATTTAACGGCTTTTATTCGTAGGGTAAATGGTGCGGATAGTGGTAGTTATTTGGCTACTGCTTTACAAAATGGACTTTACCCAAAAGAACATTTTGCAATTGTAGCAGCATTGGGAGCAAATCCAGTTCGTAACGTTGGTAGGTTTAGTGGAATTGATATTAATAACGGTGCTATTGGAGCTACATTTGCCGTTGCAGGTGATTTAGTGAGTGCAACATTGACAGAGAAGCCGTCGAGTAGCTCAGTAGTTAGAGTTGTTTTAGCAAATACAATGACAAATACTAATTATTACGTTAGAGCTTTTTTACAAAGTAATTCGACTAATTTTTCAAATGATAACGGAGCATTATCATATACTTTTAAACCGATAAATGCAACGACTTTTGATTTTTGCATTCGGGAGATTGGTTCGCAAAATCAAAATTTGACAGTACACATTGAAGTAGTAAAATATTAAGTTATGAAAGTAATAGAACAATTATCAGTACCAAAAGAGGTAAATAGCGATTTTCCATTTGGAGCAATTATAAATGAAACGGATACCGAAGATGGAACTCCAGTTGTAAGAGAAATTTATAATGATTTATTAGTAAATTGTTATAAAATTTTGGCTTTAGCTGGAATAACTCCTAACGGTGGCGAAGATAACGAAACAAGCGGTTATCAATTAGTAGAAGCCATTAGAAATCTACCAAATCTATTAAATGATGTTGAGCAAAGTTTAAGTTTATCGGCAACGGTTTGGAGTGTAAATTTGAAGTTTTCACTATTGCCAAATAAATATGTTTTCTTTGCCAAAGCATCGGAAAATTATAACGATACTTTGACGTACACAATCAAAGGAAGCGAAGCAAATCCAATTTATAATTTTACAAGTCCAACGGGATTTAATGCTAATGATGAATTAGTTTTGGTTTTAGATACCACGGGAGTAAAAGCGTATTCTCTTAATTCTTTGACTGCTGAACCTACGGAAATTAAAACGCCTTTAGGAACGCCAATAGCGTATAACAATAGTAGTAAGGTTTATTATTTTGAAGATGGCACACTAATGAGCGACACTCCGTCAGCTAACTACATTGAAACGATTATTAAAACAGAGGTAAGCGATTCGACTGTTATAGTTTTGAATGCTTTTATTTTAAAAGGAAAACTACTTTGTTTTTGTTATTCGGATGCGAACGAAAACTACTTTTTTTATCAGTTTGATATGAGTGATTTATCTACTGGTACATTGGTAACATACACGATTAGCGATGCAGATAATTTTTCGCCTTATTGCTATACTGATGGTACTTTTGTTTATTTGACAAATGATGCAAATACAGAAAGCGACGATTTTCTTTTGAGAAAATTAAACTATAACGAGGCGACTGCAGTAATTACAAATAACTCGACAATTACATTAGAAAGTTCATTTGTAAAAACTACTAATGTCGTTATGAAATCAAATGCTTTGATTAGTTTAGTTGGTGGAGTTTTAAACTCATTTAATTTGGGTTCATCGACAAAAACAGAATTGGGAGTTTATAACGCAAATTCGGGAAATATCTTTGTACACAATTCAGATTATTATCACGGGGTTGATGTAGTAGCAACTAAATGGAATTTATAAAAAAATGAAACTTGACGTAAATACAGATAGTGCAATTCAGTTAACGGCAAAGTTGGAAAGGTTGCATCGTTCATCGTTTCCAAGTGCCGTTCGAAATACTTTGAATGATGCTGCTTTTGATATGAAAAAAAAGGAAATAGCATCGTCATTTAGGTTAAATTTTAAACCTAAAACAGGAACAATACCTTATGTTAAAAAACTTATTTTAGTTGAAAAAGCAAACGGATTTAATGTAAACAAAATGAGTTCTTTGGTTGGTTTTTTAAATCCTAGCAATTCATCAGATAAAAGATTTGTAGAAGGATTGTATAAACAAGAAAATGGAGGGATTATTGACGATGGTTTAAGATATTTGAAACGTGCTAGAGGTGGAAAACACAATGGGCGTGTTCAAAGGGAAAATTTTTATGATAAAACAAGGGTAGTTTCTGGTAGAAGTCAAAGAAAAGGAACTAGAAAAAGTAAATTTCTCGCAAGGGCTTACAGAGCAATGAAAGAGGGCAAACCAATGTTTATGAATACTATGAAAGGAAATTTTTTAGTAAAAGTAAATACAGTATCTAGTGATATTTTAAGTAGAAAAATATCTTTTGATTTTAGTTTTATAGCTATGAGTAGAAAAGTAAAAAAAACAAACTTAAAACCTACTCATTTTGTAGAAGAAGCTGGTCAAAAAACCTCAAAAAAACTAGAAAATTTTTACCAAAAAAATGCAGAATTTCAATTTAAAAAACACCTAAAATAATGAGTTGGCAAGATAGAATAGACAATACTAAATTTTCAATCACTACTGGCGACGGTAAGGTTTATTTTCCATTGTGGCAAACTGCTGAAAAATCAAAAGAGTACAATACATCAAAGTTTGATTTTATTAGGGTTTCGGGTTCGTTAATAGAACGTAAGTTACCGCAAGCATCGAATTACCCTTTGACGTTTTATTTTGACGGTGCAGATTGTATTGAAAAATCCGAAGCGTTTGAACGTAGTGCAGATGATAGTCGAGCGTGGACAATCGTACATCCGTTTTATGGCACGATAAAAGGGCAACCGATAAGTATTTCCAGAAAAGACAATAATCTTAACATAACTGAAATTACAGTCGATTTTTGGGAAAGTATAGATGTTGATTATCCAAACGCTAATTTTAGTGTTAAAGACAATACGCTGGAGCGAAAAAACAAAGTACTCGAAGCGTTGATATTTTCCGCGGATAAACCAGTTTATCAAACTGCTGATATTCAGAAATTGAAAACTCAAAATATTAACAATCAAAGTTCATTTACAAACGTAGTTAGCGAACCTATTAGTATTGCTGACGGACTAAATGCCAATTATCAAAACGCTATTAATTTGGCTTTGAAGTCATCGGATTTACTTTTGAGTGATACGTTTGAAGCGATTAGAACCAGTCAAGATTTATTGAATTTACCATCGAGAATAGAAACGTCAATTGATATTCGATTAGGAGCGTACAAATTAGCGTTTGACAAATCGAAAGAAGTATTATTGACTGTAGCGGACAAATTAAGATTTGAAAGCAATGCAGGTGCTATTTTGGCTAATTATGCTGATGCTTCGGTAAACCCATCCGAAAGCGACTATGTAGTTGTTACTCAAATTCAACAAGTGGCGCAAAATTTAAGTAATTTGTATGCTGATTATTTACAGATTTTAGACCAGAATACAGTCGGAATTTATGATACTGATAATGCATGGCAACCAAACGTAACGGCACAAAATAACCTTTATGAATTGATTACATACACTATTGCAAATCTTTATAATTTAGGTTTTGAAAGTCAACAAGAGCGAATAGTTTACACAACAAAAGAAACTAATTTAATCTTACTTACGCATCAATATTTAGGTTTGGATGCTGATGATGAAAACATTGAAAATTTTAGACAAATCAACAATATTAAAAACGAGGAATTGTTTAGAATAAAAAAAGAACGTAAAATAATTTACTACGTCTAAAATTAAAGCACTCCTTATCGAGTGCTTTTTTTATTTAACTTTGCTCAAAATAAAATACTTATGCTAGTCAAAATAAATAAACAAGATGTATTCTTTTTTACTTCGGGTTCAATTTCCTTAAAATTAGATAGCATTGCTAGTACTTTCTCTTTGTCGTGCCGTTTTAATCCCGAAAACGATTTACACAAAGAATTGTTTAAACCGCTTCAATATTTGGATATTGAAATCTTTAACTCAAAAGAAAAAAAGATTTTCACGGGAACGATTTTAAATCATTCTTTCAGATCAAACAAAGAATTTAATTTGGTTAATATTTCGGGATATTCAAAAAGTGGAATTTTAGAAGATGTTACAATCCCACCAAAGATGTACCCATTGGAAAATACAAGTTTGTCGTTAAAACAAATAGCTGAAAAATTGTGTAATGCTTACGGTATAGGATTGAAAATCGGAAGTAATGCGGGAAATGTAAACGTAAAAGGAACTGAAACCGAAGGATTAACTACGGAAGAAAAAGCCAATGTATTGTATCCAAAAACAGTCGCAAGTCCAACCGATACAGTCAAAGGATATTTGGCTAAATTATGCGCTCAAAGAAATATACTTCTTTCGCATGATTTTGACGGTAATGTGGTTTTATTCAAACCAAATGACAACGCTAAACCAAAGTACTTTTTTAATTCTGAAAATACACTTGAAATGGGTTCAGATTATAACGGACAAGGTATGCACTCTGAAATTAACGTAGTACGGCAACCTAGTGAAGAAAATGCGGGAGTTTCTAACGTCGACAAGGCTATTAACCCATTGATAGGAAAATATCGTCCTACAACGAAAGTTTTAAGTTCTGGAAGTGATACGGACACAAAAAAAGCAGCAGATTATGAACTTGCTTCGGAATTGCAAAACATTACACGCACGGTTAAATTAGTAGGATTGTTTGATGACTTGTTTCCTGGTGATATTGTAAACACACATGAACACGGTACATATTCCTTTGCGTATTCTCGTTATATGATTTCAGAGGTAACGTTAAATTTTAACGAAAAAGAAGAAACGACTGATTTACAGTTGAGGTTGCCCGAAACTTATAGCGGGAAAGTTCCGAAAAACATTTTATTTTTTTACGAATCGCATCAAAGACATAATTAACTATGATAACATTTAGCAAATTTGATAGTGCTACGATTAATGCACTTGGTAAACGAATTATAAAAATATTTTCTATTTCTGGAGCCAAAACAGCTTCGGATTGTGTGCCTTTTGGTATTGATACAAATCCAATAAAAGGAATGACAGCTATACACGCTACGACTTCAAATGATAGTGAAAGTGTTGTTATTGGTTACATCGATAACAATAAATTAGCGCAAAGTGGCGAAATAAGACTTTATTCAAAGGATGCGCAAGGTGTTGAAAAAACATTCCTTTGGTTAAAGAATAACGGTACTTTAGAAATGAACGGCAACCAATATACAACGGTACGATTTGAGCCATTAAAAACGGGTTTGGATAATTCGGTTAATTTGCTTAATATTGAACTCACAAAAATACAGACTGCAATACAAACACTTGGAGGTGCTTATCCTAGAGCGGATGTAGCCATAAACATCGATAACGCAAAGAGTGAAACTGTAAAGTTGAAGTAATTTTTTTCATTGTTTTAGACGACACTTAAAACCTCGAATTATTTCGGGGTTTTTTGTTTTTATAAAAAAAAGTAAAAAAAATGTTTGCATAAGTAAAAATTATTTTTACTTTTGTGAAGTCTAAAACAATTAACAAAATGAAAAAAGTACACTACAAAGATTTAGTAATAGGCAAAGTTTATTACTTCGATACCGATTTTAAAGATTTCGGAACATTCGTAAAAAAAGGAACAAAAAGTGTTTCTTTTAATAATTCAAATACTACTAGGTATTGGCTTTTTAAGGACAAAGTAGTTTTTGCTACTTATGATGACCAATACTTCTACGAAAAAGAAAATCAATAATTATGCGAGTAGTACAATTAAAATCAGCAACCATACAAGAGTTAGTTTTTAGAAATGATTTTAAAAGATTAAAGTCTATTTTAGAAACTAAAAACCAAAACCCAAACGAACTTAAAAGATGCGATTTGTATCCAAAAGTTATAGAAATAAAAGGCGAAATTCCTAAAAATATTGATGTGAAAAATCCTTTGTTTGATTTGCCATTATCGGAAGTAGAAAAAGAGTATAACATTTAAAACCATTATATGAAAAAAGTAGTTATTGACGTGAAGTCATTTTTATTAGAACATTCCAAGCGCACAAAAGAAACGGTTAGGATTTCCACCGTAGCGGATGAATTTGGATTATCGAAACAAACGTTTGTGAATTGGGAAAAAGTAGCTCCCGATGTAGTTTCTGTTTTGTTTTACATTGTAAAAGAAAATCCAGAAACGGACGTATTTAAGGCGTTATGTGAATGGCAAAAGCCACCAGCAGTATTAGTGTTTATCCGTGAATTTATGAAAGATTACGATTGTAAGTTTATGGATATTGTAAAAGAAATTGAAAGCAATGAATAAGTATGTTATCACTTTTTGGACGGAACGCAACGACGTTTCAACTGATGTAGAGAAAGTAGTTGAAGCCGAAAACGAACTACAAGCGTTAATTGATTTCGTAAATAGTCGCACAGTATTTAGAAAAATTCAAAGTGTTAAACCTTTATAAAAACCCAAAACAATGAGCAAAGAAGTATTAAATTTAGATGAATTAAACGTTAACCAATTACCAGAATTAGCAACGTTTGAAACTACTCAAAAAGAGTTAGTAAAATCAAATCCATTTGTTGAGATTATCGACAATAAAACCTATGAACAAGCAAAGGCGCATCGTACGGCATTAGTCAAAGGACGTACTGCATTAGAAAACCAAGAAAAGCTAATTGCTTCAAAACTTTCAAACTTTAGGAAGTCAGTAGGTGAAAAAACCAAAAAATTAATCGAAATAACGCTACCGTTTGAAGAAAAACAACAAAGTGAAGTGAAGCGTTGGGAAAACATTAAAGAAGCTGAAAAAGCCGAAAAAGAACGCTTAGAGCAAGATCGTATCGATGGAATTAAATCTAAGATTAACGAAATCGAAACGCAATGTTATTCTGTAATTCAAAAAATTACTTTTGATACGATTTTAGGAACTACTCAAGAAGTTGCAAACCTACTCGAAACTGATTTTGACTTTGAGGAATACGACGTTATGTTTGAGCAAATGAAATCTCGAGTTTCAAACAATTTGATGAACAAAACCAACGATTTAACTCAAAGGGAAAAAGAACGCAAAGAACGTGAAGATTTGCGAAAAGAAAGGTTTCAAGTTAGAGTTA